TCTAGTGAGGTTTTAACATCACCCCACAATCCTGAAAGCAGATTCATCTTATCAATTAAGAAGTCTGCTAAATCATTTACGGCCTGAAACGACCAAATCCAATCAGCAAAGTTCTGCGCAATCTTCTCAAGCCAGTCGTTAAAGTCCCCAAGGTAAGACTCACCGCCTTGGAACATCGTGTACAGGTCTTCAAAAAGTAAGATCAAGAACGTAACCGCTGCGACAATAAGAAGGATTTTTGCAGCCAGAATAATCGCCGCTCCGCTTATCAAGGCCAATCCACCCTTAACAAATACGGCAAATTTAGCTAGACCAGCGAGCCCTCCTAACAATCCACCTATTGCGATAAGAACAGGGCCGATAGCCGCCGCGATTCCTGCAATTACCATTATGATTTTCTTAGTTCTATCGTCTAAATTTATGAGTCGATTTATGAAACGCTCGATTGCTAGGGCTATCTTCTCAACGGTAGGCAATAGGAACTTACCAAACTGCGCACCCAATTCCTTGATTCGTTCGATAACGCGAGCCTGAGTTTCGCCCAAGCCCTTGCTCTTGCGAGCGTACGATCCAGCCATTTTAGCGGCCTTCTCTTGAACCAAAGATAGTGTGGCCATCGCCTTGGCTTGAGTTTGAGTGCTAAATACCTGACCCTTTCGCTCCATGTCGGCGATACGATTCTTGACCGTTTCTTCGTCGAGAACGATTCCAAGGCGTTTTAATCCTCTTGTCTGACCAGCAAGAGCAGCCGTTAAAATCTGAGTTGTTTCCTCAGTTCCACCAGCCGATTCATTGAAAGCCGCCATGTCAGCGGATAATCCTTGGATGGTTTCAGAATATTCAACGGCCTCTTTATCACTTAGTCCAAGAGACTGAAGAATCTGTCCAGTCTTACCTAGAAATCTAGCTGCTGAGGCCGTGCTCAAACCGTATGAGTCAGAGATCCTTTTTGCCGCTTCTTCGGCAGCGTTACCAGCTCCCTTAAAATTATCTTCTAGGAATTCTAATGCGTCGCCAGTTTCCTCGGCGGCCATCACGGCGCCAGTTGCAAAAGCGAGAATAGGTGCCGTAACAAAAAGGCTCATGTTCTGTCCTATTTTGGACAGTTTCTCGCCTTGATCTTGAAGCTTCTTAATCCCTTGTTCGGCTTTCTTAAAGGCTGCCTCGTCCATTTGAAAACCAAGCTTTGTGATTAGTTCTCGTAAGATCATGGCACTCCCTTATCTGTTTCTTTGCTGAAGCTTTTGCTTCTTAGCCTCCTGCGACTCGATGTAGGATTTGAAATCCAAAACATCAATCGCATCGAATAGATCTATTATAGACCAATGAGTCTCTATTTCTTCAAGGGTCGCGATTTTAGCGATAATGATTCGCCAGACGGGCCAGCAGAGGTGCTCTGGGACATCATATTTAGACTCGCCAGCGTCTGCCCTTGGAACGCGCTGCCGAGTTTCTGAAAAACATCTTCAAATTGAAACTTAGTAGCCTCGATAATCAACTCGATCATATCGCCAATTCTGCCAGCGAAATGCGTTTCAATCTCGTTCTTCAGCTCGCGGTTATTGATGTACACGCAGCTTAAAAGTTCCATCACAAGGGCGTGGCCCTCGTCAGAATCAAGCTTATCGGTCAGCGTTAAGGCTACCTTACCAATATCAACCTTGCCTAAATCTTGATCCTTTGGCGCGTTGGCAATCAATCCAAGAGGACCGCCAACTACCTTTAAAAGTTTCGTGAGGGTCTTGTAGCCTTTGATCGCGGTGAATGGGACGAGCGTGTAGGCCTGTCCCGCTATGATAATTTGCTTAGGTTGTCTCATGCACGTGAGATTATCACAGCGGGAATTTTAGTCTAGGCTACGTTGCCACCCTCGAAGCCAATTATTTCATCGCTCTCGATAAGCCAATCCCTGTTAGTCGCAGTGCGATCAAACGAAGCATCAGGACGACGACGAATCCAAGCCGTTACCATCGAGTAAATCGTAGCTCCTGAGTTGTCTTTGACGAGCATAGGGAATGTTTCACCCGACGCTGCGAAAGCCTCAAGAACAGGATTAGAAGCCGAGCTCTGCATTAGGCTAATCGTGATCTGAGCTGACTTGTTGTTCATTGCCGATCGAGTGCCCTCGCCATCGACGCCAACTACGAGCTCTTGCAAGTCGCTATTGGGAACGATGTTCAGGAATTGCCCATCGGCGAATCCAGACATGATAAAGCCACCGACGATTACTGCGACCTCTTTTGCGGAATACGATTTTACCATTTTAAAACTCCTTTTCTATTTACAGAACTAATGATCCATAATAAGTCAAATATATGGCTTTTATTTACGCTGTCATTGTTAAATGCGACGAAGTTTATGTTGGATCTACTACAAATCCTCAAAGACGATCTAATGAACATAGGGCAAGATTCAAAAAATTGGGAATTGTCGATAAGTTTGAATTTAAGGTTCTTGAAGAATGCCAAGATTACTACAGGTTTGAACGAGAGGATTTTTGGATAACAGAATTCAAAAAAACTTATAAAATTTTGAATCAAAGAACTGCCAATTCTGAACAATGGTTTAACGGAAGACCCACAAATGGAATGCTTGGCAAAAAACACACAGAAGATGCCAAGAATAAAATTAGAAAATTTAACCTTGGAAAAAAAGGACGAATTCTCACGCGAGAACAATCTCTCATGATGAAATCTTTTCGAAAACCAATGAGTGAGGCTAATCGAGAAAAAACAAGGCAACTCGCTTTGTCGCGAAGTCGCCCTGTTATCAATTTGGATACCAAGCAGATCTTTAAAAATTGCAAAGAGGCAGCCGAACATTTTCAAGTTCACCGAATGAGCATAAGACATGCTTGCCTCGGGAAAATAAAAACTGTTAAGGGCTGCCGTTTCGCATTTCATGACTAGCCCTTATACCGTGACTTTGCCGTTGATTTCGACTTTGTGGATAGCGCCAGCGAGCACGCCAGTGAAGGTTACATCGGGCAATGTACGAGCGATTTTATCAGCAGACAAGATCGTCGCAACATCTGGGACGCTTACCGTAAAGCTCGAAAGAACCCCTTGAGCGACCGCATCTTGCAATCGGGTGCGAAGGATATTCTCAATGATCGCGATGCCAGCGTTCGTGTAGGGAATCTTGTCAGAGTTGACGAGCTGCTGGAATACGTCTTCTTCGATTCGTGCCTTCAGCCAGTCGATACCGATAATGATGTCGATAAATTCACCGCTGACTACCGTACCTTCGCGCGTGATGGATACTCCACCCATCGTTTCATAGGTGTTACCCTTTTTCGTGGTGCGGATGTAGGTGGACTGCGTTCCAGTTAAGGAATCAGCCGCGATGCCAGCGAGGGTTTTGAATTTCCAAGTTGCAGATCCGGGATCGGTCGGTAATACGCGACCAGCCCAAGCTGCTTCAGGGAAATTTGCTTGATCCGCAGACCACATGTAAACGGTTCGATCATAATTAGCTGCGTTCAAGGTATTTAAGATGTTCACTGAGCTTGCAGCAAGAACAGCCGCAGAGGATGAGCAAGCGAGAAGAAGTCTTTTCAGAACCTCAACTTTAGCCGCTGCATCCGCAATGTCAGCATCGGCGCGACTAGCGATAAGTACAGCGTACCAATCTTTTGACACGTCGTAAGCCGCTTGAATTGAATCTCCGTAATCAGCAGCCGTTAAAGGCGCTACGATTACTTTTTCAGGGCGTGGGTTTTGAGCAAAGCAAGCCGAAGCAATATCATACTCAGCATCGAGAGCGTCAAAGCCCGCTGAAATCATATCGGTCAGACTTGAGTATTCTGCAACGGTATTCGCTGACAAAACGCCAGCGGGGCCTACGATCAAAGGAACTCCGAATCCTTGGCGAGTTACCCCTTGAGTCTCAAGACTGATTGTTACGTCAACAACCTGTGAAATATCTGGCATTTTAATTCTCCTTTAAAATCTTACGGTGTAGAATCAATTTCTATCGCATCGCCAAAGCCTGTGGCCTCGACAATTTCAATCCAGTTTGTTCCATCAGCCGCGCTCTTAGTATAGCCGATGATTAGGTCCATTGAAGCACGCTCTTGAATTTGTGTATCTAAAAGAAGCGACAAGTCTTGAATGTTTTCATCTCGAATAAGCGCGAGGTTCGATGTGTATAGCGATTCAAGGCTTGATTCTAAGTAAAGTGAGTCTTTAATCGTCCACAATCTATCGACCGCGCCAGCTCCAAAAGCCTGAATGTTTAGCGTGGCCTGACGTCTTTGGACTAGGGTTCTGTTTGAACCACTCTGTAGGCGC